CTCCGTTGCTTATATCTTTCTTTTTTGTTTTCTTTTTTCTTACCAAGCTTACTGAGTTTATAGAAAAATTATCTATGTCGTTTACATCTCCAATTACGTTACTAGCAAATTCTTCAATAACATAATCATTAATTAAATAATTTTTTAATAACATTTCAAAATCTTCTTCATCTAATTTCTTATGAACCTCAAAGGTTAAGTTGAACTCTACTTTTTTCATTATGATTCTCCATAGTTAAAGATTAATCCTGGCATTCTTATTTCAAAGTTTTCATCATAAGATGAGAAACATTCGCAACACTCTACCGAGAAATAATCCTCTGATACATTATACCAAATAGATGTGTAGTCTTCCATAGGAAAACCGCATATCAAACATTCTTTATTTTTCGACTTCTCTCGAAGCCTCAATGAGTTTTTTTGAATCTCCGCCTTGGATAGCATTTAATTGATCCTTTGTAAATCCTTGAAATAATGTTAACGACTCTGTTCTTTTTTCTGTTTCCATCATACCACTTATCTGCATAAGAGTTTTAATAGCTTGTATCTTATCTTTGTCTTGAGACCCATCGTCATCAACAACCGACTTCATCTTTTCAAGTAAATACAATGGAGTAATTTCGGCTTCGTTTAAAACCTTGTCTACTTCTTCTCTAATCAAACCTTTAACCCTTTCGGTACTTAATAATATCTTTCCTTGGTAATCTGCGTATTTTTCGTTATTGGTAGGATATGCTTTCATAAACGCTTGAGCGATTCCATCGCCTTGAGCAACATACTTTGCAAAAAGAAATTCTCTTCTAGTAGGTTTTTTTCTATTTATCTTATGTTGATAAGGAGAGAGATCCTCGGAAGCAAAAGAATACATATTCTTTCGCATATCTCCCTCCATCATAACATTGTCCCTACATATGAAAGAACCAATCACTGTCCTAATATAGTAATTACACACGCCCTTAGACTGACTATCTCTAAGCTCACCCCGCTTTAGAACTTGACAGACTTGTCCGTCGTCAGCCATTACCCAGCTACCTTCAGTGCCATCCCTCCAATTGCGAGTTAAGTTCTCATCAGGACAGTATTGGTTAAACTCCTTCTCATCATTGTATATCCTGTGCTCAACATTTTTTATTTTGCGAACAAGCATATACTATAATATAACTCTTAAATACACGTTTGTCAAGTTTTAACTTGCAATGCTTCTTAATTCTGTAGCATTTGTACTAAGACTTGTCTTACTTCTTATGAAGGGAGAATTACATCCACCACACCTATACACAGGAAACTCGTTAGAGCTTGTAAAGTATGTAGCATCAGATGCTTTTAGGTTCTTACTTCCACAAGATGGACATACATTGTCATCCATAAGTATACCTAGGTTAGGGTGATTCTTTATGTACGGTCTAAGTTTAAGATATACTTGCTCTAAACCTATAACGTCACGTTCATTGTACTTTAGCATTTCAGCTAATCTTTCTTTATTGCCATCCATACAGTCTATCCACAGTTGAAACTCAGTCTTCAGCTTTTCAGATACACCAAATGTTTTAGTAAGGAAGTCTTGCTTGTTAGAACTAAAAGCAAATTCTTTCCTTGCTATCTTTAAAGTATCTATTGATTTGTAAGGAGATGGAGGACTCATACCATTAAGTATAAATCTTGCATTTAGTTTCCTTATATCAAATCGATCGCCATTGTGAGCTACGACAATATCAGCCTCATCAAGCATTTTCCATATAGATTCTAATATTCTCTTATCATCTCTACCAACCGCTTCTTCTGGAGTTAACACATCAGATATAGTATTATCATCATAAAGCCATTTAGCAGCCCAAGATAGCACATACCAGAATCTTTGTTCACCAGCATCATCTCTAACAAGATTCGTATATGGAACATATTGCTTTCCAAAGTCCCAGACCCATACAGGCATAGGTGTTGTTTCTATATCAAACAACAATATCTTTGGAAGTACACTGAGATCTGTTACATTGGTCGGTCTCGTCCAACCCATAGATTCTATCTTACGTGTTACAGATTTATATGTACGCATAAAACCAGCATTATCTAATTCATAACATATATCCTTAACACTTTTCATAGTTCTAGTGTACTGACTTATTATATTCATTTCAGCTTTAGTCCACTTCATTACGCTTTCCTCCACGGTTAATTAAAAATAAACTCACCTTAAGAACAAACTTCAAGAATAGTGACTCTATGTAGTAAAGAAAGATTTTTACTTGCCCCATACTCGCTCCGATACAAGTTGTGCTATCACACCATATACAGACAAATCCTTAAACGCATCCATATATGTTTCATCCTTTACCGCATTATCTCCTTTATGCTTAACAATTATATTCTTAAGTCTATTTACTTTATCATTCATTCTAATAACAAGGGCAGTCAAAGCAAACATCCTGTCTTCGTCGTTATCCAAGTCACCACCAAGTGTTATGTTGCCACAACCATAATCATACTGCTTTGTACAGAATAGATCATATTGCTCGTCGGTAATCTTTTCAAACCTATCCATCATAACAGGATACGTATTTTCAATTGCTTTTACTATTTCGTTGTTTTTCGCCATAGATATTCTCCTACTCCTAATTGATGAAAACCATTTGCAAGACTTTCAATAAGTCCTTCATCGTGATCGCAACCAGTGTTTACAAGAATAACGTGAATTACTTCGTGCAAGAAAGTTTCGTTCCTTCTTGATGTAACAAGCTTCTCATCTAAAAAGATCTCACAAGTTCTAGGATTGTTCAATCCAAACAATAGTTTGCCATCACTCGCATTCTTCTCACCATCCATCATTTTTACTTTATATTCGTGACCACCTATATCTAATCTTCGCATTCTTCATTCCTTTCTTCTTTTCTCATTGAGCCCCACGCTGGAACTGTGGTAGGCATTACCTCAGCACGCACAGGTCTTTTCTTACGTTTAACCTTATCTATTACCTTTTCTAAATACTTTATCTTCTTTGGTGTAACCTCAGTATTAATTCCCATTATTCTCCATTCCAGGTATTACGATGTTATCAAAATAATCACATCCATTATCTACGATGCAATCCTTATCAGCTTTCTTCTTATCTATCGTCATCCGCAATTTATCGTTTCTTCTGTACATCATAGCTCCCAAGCATTTACCAGCGTTCCAATTAGCACAATGTACCATAGCATCTTTTTTATTTGCTTTTTTCATTGTATGAATATAAAACAGTAATAAATATAAAGCAAGGTAAATATTTTTTTTAAATAATACTTGACAAAACGTGCTTTAAGACTTATATTGTTAGTACGTGTTAAGCTTAATATTAATATATATATAATATATATATATATAAAATAAAGAAAACTATTACTAACGTAATAGTGAAAGAAAGAAAGGAATTGTATGACTTGGTTTTATTTGCATTGTGTAGCTGCCCTAGTTATAATAATCGCTGATTACAACGGAACGTTAGAACCTGCAGTAAATGCGTTTGAAAAGAAATTGGGTATCTATACAGAACCTGTAGAAGAAGAAGTACTAGAAGAAGAAAAAGATAAGGAGATCGAAGATGAGCGTAAAGGGAGATAGAAGCCGTGTAACTAATATGACTCGGTATGCAAAAAATTATACAAAAATTTTTAAGAATTGGATTGAAGATAGAACTGTAGTGCCAGATCTTAGAAAAAAGAAATCCGTTGAAAAAACCAAAAAATAATACAGTAGCTTACATTCCTACCAAGAAATCATAATAATCGCGTTACGATACCAAATTCAGCCTTAAACCGCTATTCTTACATTTGACTTATACCCATATATAATAGGGCAGCCGATCAGAGAGTATTGAACTACAAAAATTAGCCAATATTGTGTGCTAGTCTTTCTCGCCAAATAGCCCATACCCCATTGTCGAGATTGGAAAATTAGAATCTCGTTGAAATTTCTGTTTTTGGTTTCAAATATATTATATGACCTCTCCCAAACAAAGAGCAATTTATTTTATTTTTTCCTTGCATCTTAACTTTGGTATCCTTATACTGTCAGTAACAAATAAGGATATTAAATCCAATTAAAAAAACAGCTTAAATAAAAAGCAAATAACGAAAAAAGAAAAGGAGTTTACTATGGCTAGACCAAGTAAAAAACTGACACCAATTACTCAAACTCAGTGGGACAAAATGGAGAGTAAAGGCTTAGACCCTAAAGAACTAGGTTTTAGAGTTAAAGGTGAGCGAGGTAATAATAATATAGAATCAGCCTCACCCGAGATTCAGAAACCATTTAAAGAGTTTAAAGCTAAAATTGATGCAATCCCTGAGGAGATATGTAAAGATAAGAACTCTAAGAACTATGGGCATAATATGAAGGCAGGAGTATATTATCACAAAGTATCAGGACAAACTGAGCGAGAGGTAGCCAATAACATAAAAGCTCTAGAGAAAAAGAAGTAGAGCTTCGATCGAAGGAGAGGAGCCCTGAGAAATCAGGGTTCTTCTCTATACACCTATATATAAACAGAGTATATTTTAGGGAGGGTATTATATGGACTTGACTGATGCCATTTTTATGGCTCAGAGATTAATGCAACAGAATGAATTAGACGGCTGGAAATTACGTTTTGACGAGAGAAAAACATCACTCGGCAGATGTAATGAATACAGCAAAACAATATATTTATCTTTGCCTTATGTTGAGCTAAATAAAGAGAGTGTAATAAAAGATGTAGTATTACACGAGATTGCTCACGCTCTCGCAGGATGTGAGAATCATCATAATATTATATGGAGAACTTTTGCCAGAAAGATTGGTGCAAAGCCAGAGCGTTGTGCTGGTCAGGATACTATAAGACCAGAGAGTAAATTTAAGCTCGTATGTAATAATTGTAAGTGGGAGAGACCTGCTCACAGGAGAACTAAGAAAAAGAGAGCTTGTCCTAAATGCTGTAATGAGCATAACAATGGTTATTACTCGGAAGAGTATAGATTAGAGTATGAAAGAACCAGGAAAATAATTTGATTAGAGAAATTATGTTGTTGCATCATATGGGATTTTATTCGTACTTTTAGAAAATATTAGAACTGTAACTCAAACCTCGGAGTTTATATGACAGAACAAAATACGCCTGTCGACAGTTATATATCTGCTAACGCACCTATGCGAGAGCAGTGTATACTCAAAGTAGAGCGTACCATTCACACGTGGCTCGTTACATTTCCTGACGGAGATGATATAGAGCTACCTACACTTAGAGCCTGTGAGAAAATCATCTGGGCATTTCACAAAAAAGCACAATTCAGAGATGTAGACTTTATTCTCATAGATGTCAACACAGGTACAATATACACAGACCACAGAAAATTTACTGAGTATATTACTGCTTGTCAAGAGCGTCAGCGTCTGACAGAAGTAAATAGAAAGTTACGAGCTACTATGAAGTCGGCTCGCATCACCAAGACTCGCAAGGTAGATATGCGATTATATGACAGAAACTATTAACAAGGAGAGATACAATGTTAAATAAAATATTTAATGCTGTAGATAAATACTTCGAGATATGGATTGCAGTTATAGCTGTAATCACTGGTATCTGGGTATTCTACAGATTATTGACATTCTTTTTTGAAAAAGTATAGAGCATAAAGTTTAAACCTCGTAAAACAAACTAAGCCAGCAATATGATAACATACTCTTATAACAAATGTCCTCATAAATCCAAGCAACAACTCGTTGATTGGTACATAAAATATTTCAAGACTTCTCATTCAGAAGCAAACTCCAAACATAAAAAACAACTGATTGCCATTTGGCACAGAGTAAGAAATAGAAAGGAGGTGAGATAAATGCCACCAGATACGCAGAATTTATATGCTGCTCTTTATACTATTCTCGCAGATAATAATATAAAAGAATTAAAAAGAGTAACAATAAACTCTAAGAAAAATAAGATAGAGTTCAAAGACCAAGCTGATCGAAAGATAACTATGGACGTAAAAATAAACAGAAAGTAATATGTACTCCACATACACAGAAGCAATAAACCTCGGAAATCCCTATTTCCAGATTATATAATATAAGCTCTTCATACAATAGAAGAATGCTGATCAGAGGGTATTGCAGTGTAGTTTTTAAGCTACAGAGAGTATTGAAGCAGCAAAAAATATTACTTAGAGAAATATACTTGTTGGAACTTTCCCAAAAAATTCATATACTCTATGGTGAAAAAAAACTATTTTATAACAATTTAAGGATTCTCTTATGCAGACATTTCTGCCATACAAGAGCTTTACAAAATCAGCTCAAGTACTTGATTACAAGCGACTAGGTAAGCAACGAGTAGAAGCTATGCAGATATTCAATGCACTTACAGGTGTACCTACTAAATCTGGCAAAGCATACACAGGTTGGCTCAATCACCCTGCTGTTGTTATGTGGAAAGACTACGAGGAGGCTCTATTACTATACAAGAACAAGATGATAGAGGAATGGATACTCAGAGGCTATAACAATACTATGGAAATGATAGGTGTATCTGATGATGTAGCTATGCCTCATTGGTTAGGTAATAGCAGGCTTCACGCTTCACACAGAAGTAATTTACTGCGTAAAGATTTTGAATTTTATTCTCAATATGATTGGGGCGAGTCAGATGATATGGAGTATTATTGGGACGTTGGTTACGAGTCATTAACACCTGAAAAAATGGAGCTAGAAGATGATTGAGAGTATAAAACATTTACTAGGACTTTGTGGCGAGCCTCACGGCTTAGCATATTATTTATTATTCGGAGGTGCATTTGTATCTGGAATGATAGCTTACTTAAAGTCAATAATAAAAGGAGATACAGTTGAGCAAACTAAAACTAAAAGAATCAAAAAATGACTTCTCTATATATGGTGTGTTCAGATTTAGCACTTATATAGTATGTTCATTTGCTCTATACTTTGGCAATCTAGAGATTGCTGGTGTAGCATTTGGATTTGGAGCTAGTCTTGGATTTCTTAGGAGGTTAGCAAGGATATGGGAGTAAAGTATAGGTCTAAAAAAATACCCTTTCACATTAAACATAAACTCAAGCCATTTACATATGAGGGACATTCTTTTTATGCTAAAGACCAGGAAGAGGCTGACTTGTATATAAAAAGATTAGAGTCTATTAAGAAAAAGTACAGTGAGTGTAACACTTGATAATTCGATCAGAATCTCTCGTGAAGGGATAAGATATGCCTACTTATAGATTTGAAGAGAAAGATAGAGTATTCTTTTTTAAGAATGATATGAGTGACCACATAGAGATAGATACTCCTACCATTGGTAGAGTTGTAGCTCTAAAAGACAACCTGGACACTCCATATTGTTATACTACTCGATTTTTAGTTAATAGAATTACTGAGGAAGAAGATGGTCTGATTACTAGAACTGATGTTCCCAGTGTATTTAATTTTAACGAGTATCAGCTTGGCTTTATAGACTCTACCGTATACAGTGAGGATTATAAGTTTAAAGAAGATTATTATCGTGAGCGTCAGATGGTTAAAGTTACACATGGCTCATTTACAGGTGAAATTAATGAGACTGATATTGGGGTTATAACGAAGAAAAAAGCAGGAGTGGTGTGGATTAGAACTGCTGCAGGGCAAAATTCTCTTGGCTTAGATGGGTTAATAGCAGCAGAAGAAATTCAGCCACTCTTACTTAAAGATTTAGATGATTATAATAATTCCCGCCTCAGATACGACTTAAAGATGATAGGTAAGAGCCTTAATACTTTTGAATCTGGAGGTTATACATTATGCTCAGTCTGTAATGATTGGGTGTGGGAAGGTTCTGATTTCAGAATTGCAGGACACGGAATTATGTGTGGTGACTGTTATCATTCTTTTGAGATAGAATGTTTTGGCTGTAACAAGACTTTTAGAATTAGACTTATAAATCACCATTATCATCAGAACAATGATTATTGTGGCTGTTGTTATGATAGTAAAGTATTTAAATGCTCTGGTTGTAGTGTTTTATTTGAAGAAATGACTCCTCTTATTTATGATGAGAGTAGATATTGTAAATTATGCTATGAAAAAAGAGCTTATGTATTTATGTCTCAACCTCCAAGAATGTTATCGAGGACTAACATCAGTAAACTTTTGCTACCACCAGATAAACTTTATAATCGTAATAAAAGCAAGACAGCAGTTGCTATCGAGATAGAAGCTATTAATGAAGAGTATGATGATATAGATGATGCTGTGTATCAAATGCCAAGAGGTTGGAATGATACTTATGATGGCTCTATCAACTCAGATATGAGTAGGGAATTTATTATGCAACCAGAAGTTGGTGATGCTGCTCTTAACAGGGTAAAAACATTTTGTAATTGGCTCGATTCGGAAGGTTGGTATACTGATAGTAGCTGTGGTATACACGTACACACAGATGCCTTTTATCTAGGGGTAAATGAACTGAAAGGTATATTGCTTACTGCGAGGGCATTAGAGCCACTTATATATAATATGCTACCCAGGTCTCGATCAGAGTCAAGGTATTCTAAACCTATGGATAAGATAGACTCTAAAATTATAGTTGATATAAAAACTATATCAGAGCTATGTCAACTGTGGTATGAAGTAATGAATGGTACACACGCATCTTGCGAGAAGTATAATGATTCAAGATATAGAGGATTTAATTTACACTCAAGATTTTTACACGGAACAATAGAATACAGATATCATCACGGAACTATCAGCCATTATTATATTAATAATTGGATAATGCTCTGTCTTGCTATATCAGACTTTGGAGCTACATTGTTTTCCAAAAGTTATAAAACAATTGACCTCTTTGCAGATGTAGATGTAAATGATATAAGAGTACTGAAAGATTATAATTATACTGTTTTGCTAGAGACTATGGGGGTATCTAATCTTATCCCCTATGTAGAGGAAATGATAAGCAGAAGTGCCTCGCCACCTAATGAATCAAATGGTGAGTCTCCAAACTGGAGGTCGGCACAGAGTATGTAATAAAAGAATTTTTAATAACAAATAAA